CTAGTTGCTTGGCATCACCCTTAGTTGCACCTTCCGGCAGGCGGCGGTGAACGCGTTCGCCTTTGACCATGATTCCGACGTGGAGTCGGCCTTGCTTGTCTGTCCAAATTGACATTGATTTTCCTTCAGCCACCGCCGGCACTCATCGAGATTGTAACGCTTGCCCCGCACGCCAATCGGCGTGAACGGAAGCCCTAAAACCTCAAGGCGCCTGACAGTGGATTCGGAAATGCTCAAGGCAGCGCACAGTTGCTGCCTGGTCAAATCTCCTGAAACCATCATTTCTCCCTGTTGAAAAGTGGCAGATCGGCACATTCGTCGGGGGTCTGCCAGCTTGCCCCGTGGATTGCCCGCTGTCCAAGAAAGCGGCCCCATGTGCCATGGGGGTTCCCAGCAAAATTCACGATGATCGAGTCGGTGATCCAATACGCAAAAATGACTTCCTGAGCGCCTCAAGTACCGTCGACCAGCCCGCTCGTCGTTTCCACTCGACCCCATCAGCAACCACGCGGTAGCAGTCGATCCGGTTTGTGCGAAACAAGTCGATTCGATGCTCGATGGTGCCGAAATCGTGGTCGATGATGATGATCTGGCGGCGCAGCGCAGGCATCACAGGGATGCCGGCACGGGCTTCAATTGCAGCCTGGCGCTTGGCGCTCTGCTTGGTCCTTGTTCGGTACATACCTTGCACGCTCCGTCTACTTGGAGTTCGACGTCACACAATGCAGGCACACAGCGGTTTCCACAGTCACCGGACCTTTGCGGCTTTTAGCTTCGTGTCGGTCAATCTGGTCGCTCAGTTCCTGCGGGTATTTCCACTTGCCGCAGCGCCCGCATTCCACTTGCCGCAGCCCTGCCTTGTGCTGCACCTCGGCCCATTCGTGCCAGGCCAAGTAGCCTTCTGGCGCTTGGTCGCCGGGCTTGAAATCTGGCGTTGTGCAGATGATTCCTCTAAATCCACGGCCGGTTAATCTTGTGCAAGTCATCTTGAGATCACAATAAAAATCAAAAAGTTACGCCGAACCAATCGCTCCAGGCGACACGCCGCAAGCGGCGTCCGCCTGAGCTAGTGCGTTGGGCGTCAGCTTCACGAATCCTCGGGCGACCATGTACGGGTCGCGCTCGGGGTGATACCGCCGCGCCACCACAGTCTTCGCAGGCTTCAGACTCAGCATCCGCCGCCAGTATTTCCCGCAGGCCAGCGCCCGCTCTTGGCTCTCCGCCGCCACATAGACCGAGCTGCCGCACTGTTTGCCCTTCTTGTCGACCGGGAAAACTTCCCATTGCAGCCTCTCCGGGTTCATTCCCCACGTTCTCGGGTCATTGCTCACAGGTCTTTCTCCATCACTCTGCACGGCCAATGGTGGCCGCAGTTTGCGCAGGCGGCCGTGTCCAGCCGGGTTGTTTTCAGCGCGGCCGGCGAGCCGTTGGCCATCAGCCAGTGGTAGGCGTGGCGCCCGCAGCGCGGGCAGCTCCGCTCCACCTTGGCCGGCAGCCGCCGAACCCGTCGCTCCAGAGGGACGCCCTCCATGCCGCTTCGCGTCATTCCGGTCGCCCCTGAGCTAGTGCGTTATCACTAATCGCTGACGGCGCAACCGTCGCCGGTCGATTCCGCATTTCCTCGCTCATCACCAACCAGGCAATGCCGTCGATCAAGTTGGACAGCAGCAGAAAAACACGCTGCCAGGCGGCGCCTTTCCTTGAGAACGCAACGTCGGTCACTCGGTCTGCTTGTCCGAGCAGCCACCAATAAATCCGCTCACGCATAATCACCCCCCCCCTCAAAAAAACTACCGAATATCCTCAGCCGGCGGCAGCACCGCGTGCAGGCCGTATTCCTTGATCTTCTCGACCGATATCGCCGTCATGTGGCCGACGCGGCGGGCGCGGAAGGTTCTTTCCACCTCCAGCGCCGTATCGTCGTCGTGCATGGCCAGCACGCCGGCCTGCACCAGCTGGCGCTTGAGCACGCGATCCGATTTCACCGGCAACTGCTCCCAGATGCTCTTCAGTGCCGGGCGGGTGCGGATGTGGTGCATCACGTCGCTGGTCCGGATCGCCAGGAATACCTTGTCGTCGATGTAGGTGAAGACATACGGCGCTTCGTAGGTGCCCTGGGCGATTTCCGCCAGCAGGGTATTGAGGATCCACACCCACGGATGCCGCTCGCCCTTGCTGTCGGACAGGTACTGGTTCATCTCGGTCACGATCGAGCGCAGCACGCCGCCGAACTCGATCGGCAGGCCGGCGAACTCGGCCAGCAGGCGCCACGAAGTCAGCAGCGCCGCGTAGTTCTCGACGATCCGCTGCGCGTTGCTCACCGCCGAATGCTTGTTCAACAAGTCGCGGCTCTGCACCAGCGCCTTGCGCACCTGCTCCGGCGGAATATCGGCGAGGAACTGCAGCCACTGGCGCACCGGGAACTGCGGCAGATCAAACGGCAACTCCGGCCCCTGCTTGGCCTTGTTCAGGCGGATGCGCACCAGCTTTTCCGCGATGTCTTCCACCGGCGCATCCTCGCCGGCGATCAAAACCGGCGCCGAGAGCAGGAAAGACTTCTGGCTGCGGGTTGTCTCCTGAAACTGGTAGGTTTCCTGCAGCAGATCGAGCGCCAGCTTGCGCTGCAGGTCGTTCAAGCGGGAAAACTCCTCCCAGCACACCGGGTGCGACGTGAAAGCCACCGAATTCACCATCCGGTATTCCGTCTTCAACGTCTGGCCAGACAGCGAAGCCATCGCAATCGCGCCCGACAAGCGGCCGATCAACGTCGACTTACCCGACCCCTTGTCCGCCTCCATCTTCGCGTGCGGCCAGAATCGGATGAACGCCTTCAGGTGCGAGCCCAGCGCCCAGGTCAGCAGCAACAGCGCCTGGTTTTCCTTGAACGTCTCGTGAAACGCCTCGATCACCCGCTTTGCGGTCGACGCCTGCCCGGACGGGAAAATCAGGTTGTGGTAACGGCACTGGTACTGCGGATCCTCGAAGTAGCAATCCGGCCCCTCATTCACCGCCAGCTCACCATTGCGCCAGCACAGCCCGACAAAATTCACCGCCTTGCGCGCCCCGATGTCGCTGGCGCACTCCATGATGTTCACCAGCCGCAGGAAATTCGACTGATCCCACACCGGCCCGAACCGCTTCCAGCGCTCGATATTGTGCAGATTGTCGTCGTCGAACACCTTGCGCATCAGCCGGGCGCCGTTACGCGTCGTCTGCACCGACACCGAAAACCGCGTCGTCGGCTGCTGGTCAGGGTCGCCCGTCAGCGTCGAACGATCGCCCTGCAGCTCCAGGCGCGAAATCGCGGCCACCCGGAAGCCGGCCAGATCCTTGTAAAACGGCGTCTCGATCTCGTCGCCATTCACATCGCGGGTCTTCTTCACGCCCCAGTAACTCGTGAAATCCGGCTGGACGCGGAAATTCTCGTACTTCACCCAGTGATGCCCCGGCAGGTACAAGCGCTTCTTGCCAGCCTGCGCGTCGTAATGCAGCCCCGGAATCGCGCACTTCTCAAGAATCTTGACCGCCTTCTTCAACTCATCGAGGCCGGGGCCGCCCGGCTTGATGAAGTCATTCACATCATTCACCGACCACTCCACCTGGTCGATCAGCAAGAAGGAAATATCCAGCGCCGTCAGCCGCTCGTGCAGCGCCCATGCCGCCTTCAGACCCGGACGGATGCCCGCCTGCGCATGCCGCTTGCCATCTTCCCGGAACTCCGGGAACGGCTCATCGTTGTCGAAGCAGCCAATCAACTGCTTGCCCCGGAAGTAAGACCAATCGATGTTATCCACGTTGCCCACGCCGCGAATCGCAAACGCCGCCTCGTCGGCACGGATCACGCACTCCAGCGACAGCGCATTGATCGGGCTCTCCACCACCCAGACGCGCTTCGCCGCCTTCAGCCGGCGAATATCCGACGTCCAGCCGTAGCCGTCCTTCTCGCCCTGGCACTGCGTCTTCACCCCGCCGTTCAGCGCCGGATCGGCGTAACGCAAATCCACCGCCATCACATGGCCCGGGTTCAAGGTCTTGACGATGAACGCCGCCGCCGGCCCGCCGTGGCCAGGCGAACCCTCCGGCACCTTGGTCGACCGCCAGTCGTTCCAACCCACCGCCCGCGCCTGGATCGCCTTATCCACCACCCAATCCAGAATCCCGCGCTGCTCCACCAGGTACTGCTTCGCCGCCAACGGCGCCGTCAGGCACTTCTCGGCGATGTATTCAGCGGTCGACTTCTCCCGGCGTGGCTCGTCGGCCTTGCGGTCCTGGCCGATGTCGTAGGGAATCGCATACAGATCGCACAGTCGCTTCACCGCAGCAACCGCGTCGCCGCCATCGACATACTGAACCAGCGCAACGCAATCGCCCTTCTTGTCCGGATCGGAATGATCCTTGAACGCCGTGCCGAACTTGGACGGGAAAATCGACAACGAAGGCGAAGCATCCTTATGCCCCGGACTGCGGTAATTGCCGCTTGCCCCGCCGGGGCGCTCCAGACCCAGCTTTTCAGCCAGGTCATGAAGGTCAATCGTTTCTTTCAAGCGGTCAATCAGCCGCCTGAATTCTTCTTGGAAGGCCATATTTGCCTCTTAAGTAATCAGCGAACCCAGCAGAAAATCACGCCATCAGGCGAAGACACACGCGGAACCGGCCCCAATCCGTGGCCGGTAGAAATCGAATCCTGCGACCAGCCGTAGGGAGAAAAAAGGGCCGCGACCAATGGCGCCTCACTCGCCAACTGCTCCGGCGTCAGCAACCGCGCCGTATGCGTAGCCAGCGGCGTATCGATCGCCGCAAAAACCTCCGTCCAGGGCACCGGGCAACCATCGACCACCGCCGAAAAATCACCCGTCGCCAGCCCGAAAGGCACGGCCAGCAAGGAACCATTGCGCACGGCGAGCAGATGCCCAAAACTACGGAACACCCGGCCATCGTGTGAAAAGCGGGCGATGGTTGAGATGGGGATGGCGGCGGGGGTCATGCTGCTCTCCGAACAGAAAGCCAGGGCGCGTTTGCCTCGAGGAAATCGGCGGCATCCACCGGATCGACGGAATTGCCGACCATGCGCACCTGGGTGGATTTTGAAAACCGGCGGCCGTCGTGGCCGCGGTTGATGATGTAGTCGGCTGGGAAGTCGTTGGCGTTGTACAACTCGCGCGGCTCCAGCATGCGCAGGCCGATGTCGACGATCACATAGGGCGTGCCGGCGATGGTGACGGTAACCGGGGCCATGCGGTCCTTGGTCGTGATCGTCGTCAGCGGGTCGCCGAGGTCTGACCACTGGCCGCCCTGGCCGTAGTAGCGCATCAGGAAGGCGGCGACGCGCAGCGCGCCGGCTTCTTCGGTCGGTGACAGGGTGCATTCGACCAGGCCGTGGTGCTCTGCACTGGCGGTGATCGTTGGCAATGGTTCATCCGCGCCAACACCGACGCAGTTTTTCCGGAGCGTCATCAGGTGTGCAGAAACCAGCTGCTGCTGGCTGCCGCTGTTGGTGACGGTCGTCATCGGCTCAGAAAGACCCCGGCCAACCGTCGCGCAGAAACCGTCATTCGCCTGCATTAGGTACGCCGCAGCCACGGCATGCTTGCCGGTGCCGACGACGGTGCCCAGCGGCTGCTCGATGTCCATGACGCGCGGCGCCTGGCCTTCGCGCTCGCCGTAGCCGGTTTGAACCAGCGTTGGCGCAATCAGGCCGAGCGCGTGCGGCGCTCCGGCCGGGCGCGCTGCGCCGCCGCCGCTGGTAATGGTCGGCATCGGTTCATCGATCGCATTGCCCGGGCTGTCGCCGCGAAACTTGGCAATCACCGGCGCAACGAGAATCTTGTGTCCGCCAGTGCAAATAGCCTGCATCGGCTCATCGACCGGACGCGGGACGTTATTCGTCATGTTGTTCACGATGAACGGCTTCGGGTTGTCGAGCACGAACTTCCGAATCCCCGTTGCGATCCGCTTCATCGTCGCCTCGGCCAGCGGGCGCTCGCGCTCGAAGATCGAGCGGCAGGGCAGCGAGAAGTCGATGCAGTCGGCGGCCGGCTTCCAGCGCTTCTGCCCCTTCTTCGGCGCCTTGAAAAACTTCGGCTCGGGGAAGGTAATCGGGTGGCCGTCGCGGCGAGCGATGAAGAACAGTCGGGTGCGCGTCGTGTGGCCGCCGGCATCGGCAGCGCAGCGGACGCGGTAGTCCCAGCGGTAGCCCAGCGCCTCGAAGGTGGCAACGAACCGGCGCCAGGTCTGTCCCTCGCGCTTCTTGTCCGGCACCAGGTACTGATCCTGTACCGGCACGCGCTCGCCCTTGTCGGCGACGGCCCAAGTGGTTTTCCCTTTGGCGTCGACCACGCGCTTCAGGCAGCGGCCGGTGGCCGGGTCGCGCTTGGCAACCAGCGGTCCCCACTTCAGCATCTGTTTCACGTTCTCCATGCTGATCACCTCCGGGCGAACTTGCCCGGCCCAGCGCGGCAGCACCCAGCCAAGACCGCGAATCTTCTTGCTGCGTGGCTGACCGCCAGCGGCCTGGCTGTGGTGCGTGCAATCCGGCGAACCGTGCAGCCAGCCCACCGGGCGGCCCTGGGTGACCGTGCGCGGGCAGACTTCGAAGACGTCGGCAACGAAATGGCGGGTCTGCGGGTGGTTGATGCGGTGCATGGAAAGCGCGTCGTCGTTGTGATTGACGGCGATGTCCGGTGACCGGCCGAATGCGCGCTCGAAGGCGAGCGACATCCCGCCGCCGCCGGCGAACAGATCGACGATCAGCTTGCCGTTGAGGTCGAGCATGAGTTGGCGGGCGTTCATCAAAAAAGCTCCAGTGTTTTCGTGCAGCGCGGCGTCGGGATCGGTTCGCCGACAGGGATGAAGGCGGCGCAGCAGGGTTGTCCGTCGCTGCCGTATTACCAGGCCTGCGGGTATTCCGGGTCGGTGACTTCGTGCAGCATGGTCATGCCGATGAGGTCACAGCGCTGGGCGTCGTTGGGGCTGCCGACGCCTGTGCGCATGGCGGCATCGCGCTGGCAGCGGCGGCAGAAGGCATCCAGGAACAATTGCCCTTCGGTGCCATTGCTCGGCCGGTACTTCTCGCCGGCTCGCTTGACCAGCTTCGCAGCGAAGTCGTGGGGGTAGATGGCCTGGTTCATACTGCCTTCCCCGCCCGCTCGTTGCGAACCCGCAGCGCCTCGTCGGCGATCAATGCAGCCTCAGCCACGCCGGCGCCACCCCATTCGATAACGCACGCCTTCAACGCCGCCATAAAAAACTGATCCCAAAGCGACTTCTGCGCCGCCCGCAATTCATTTTCCAGGCGCCGGATATTGATCTGCGCCATCTCAAGTTCGTCCATCACCTCAACTCCCACAAAGTAAAAGCCTTGCCGTGCAGCTTCTCGCCCAGCGGCTGGATCTTCACCACCTCTTCTTCCTGCTCCAACTTGTAGAGCAGATGGCAAACCGACTGTTTGGTGTAACCCGTGTAATCCATCACCCAGCGCGACGACACCGGCTTACCGGCGGCCTTCAGACAGGCCAGCGCCTGGCGGAGCTTTTCCTCAGCCACTGGCTGCGCCGGGCGGCGCGCTGGCGCCTCGTAGTTCGGCAGGAACGAAGGGCGCATGATCTGATCAACGAAAATCGCTAAGGAAGACATCACGCAGCCTCCCGATACGCCGCCCGCGCCTTCGAAAGCGCCGCCTCGGCGCTGACGAACAAGGCGCCCGGCTGGCGCTTCCAGAAATCCTCGGATTGATCGACCAGCAACTGCAGCGCCTGCAGCTCGTCGCCCGTGGCGCCGATGCGCTGCTTCTCCAGGTAACGGTCCTTCAGGTTCTGCAGTGCCACCAGGCCCAGCTCGCACACCGCCAGCGTCTCGCGGTCGTTCTTCTCGGCAGCAGCCAGCGCCAGCATGCCGCGGCAATCCGCCAGCACGTTGAAATGACTCGTCGTCGCAAAGCCCTGACGGAGCGCCACCACCGCCATGCGCTCCTGAGTGCTCACCTCGGGGTTGAGCAGATACGCCACCATCGTCGGCGCAGCGGCCTTGTAATGCCGGCGCTTGCAGGTCTTACGCACGATGAAATTCCTCCATCGAAAGGGAAATCAGCCGGTCGGCCTTCGCCAGGAAGTGGCCCATCCACGACGGGCTGTCCTTGGCCTCAAGCGAATCGCCCAGCGCCACCAATTCAGCGCTGAGGCTGGCCATCTGCGCCGGGGTCACGGGGTAAAGGCCGGAAGTCGATGTCAGCATTTCACACCGCCTTCCTGTTGCTCGACCTGCTGGATATGCGCCTCAAGGTCCGCTGCCGCCGCCGCCATACAGACGGACAAGTCGCGCAATTGCGCTGGCGTGACATCCCAGAGAGAAAATGACGCTCTCTGAGTTCCAGCATCCTTGGTGATGCCGATATACACATCAACAGAAAGAAGTGAAGTCAGCTTTTCTTCGTCGTTTTTTCTCCAATGCGTATGTTCGAACTCGGTGTCGCCAATCTTTGACGAAAGGCGGTAGTGCTTTTCTGGAACAAAACGAGGGGTTTCCTTTTTCGCCTTCATCACGCAGCCCTCAACTCAAACGCCCGGCGGGCCTGGGCCTTGGTGATGCGCTTGCGGCAGCGCCAGGCGGTTTCCACGGCCAGGCCGGGGTCGTCGTCGCGGCTCATCGTCAGGTAATGGCCGCAAGTACGCGGGTCGGCGTGGCCCAGCAGGCTGGCCAGGCGGATGCAGGTTTCGGTCGGGCTCGCCGTACTCATGCGGCAGAACTCGGCGCCGAAGGTGTGACGCAGCCAGTGCGGGCTAAGGCGATCATCCACCCCGGCTTCACGCGCCCAGTGCTTCAAGCGCAACTGGAACGCCCTGGGCGTCAGCGGCTGGCCGTCGCGCCCCGGGACCAGCGGACCTTCAGCGCCCGCCAGGCGCAACAAATCCGCAAAAGCCTCCCGGGCCTCGCCACGCAAATACACAAACAAATCGCACGCCTCGCCCTTCCGGCGGCTCGCCGGCACCAGCAAGCGCTCGATCGACAGCGCCGCCTTCACCTCGGCCACCGTCAGCGACAAAAATTCGCTGATCCGCATGCCCGTCGTCAGCAGCGCCCGAAACACAGCAAAGTCCCGCGCCGCATCCTTCCGCCGCCCCATCACCTGACGCAGCAAACGCTCCTCTTTGAGCGTCAAACACCGGTTGCTCGTTCCCATCTCGCAACTCCTCAAAAGCCTGCGCATCAAGGGCTGCGCAGATGCCCAGAAAAAAGAACATCAGAACGAAGGCCTTCAGCCAGTCACTCATCGACCAGCCCTGCCAGTCGGGCGCGAATGTCCAGAATCGTCTGCACCGCCCGGTAAGCCTCGCGGCAGATTTCGTTCATTTCGGCGGGCGTCACGCGGCCATCGGCCAGCGCCTGCTGAACCACGTTGGCAAAGCGGCCCACCTGGGTATCGCGGGAAAGGAAGAGATCGAGCAGCGCCTGGTCGCTGGCCTCATCGGAGGGCGAAGGGCGGCGGATTGCCACGAAGCCGAGCGCGTCGGCAAAGGCGTGCAGGATGCGCGGGTCGCCGGTCGCCAGCGACATCGCCACGGCGGTGCCCAGCCCCAGCTTGGCGGTTTCGCATCCCGGCGACAGCTCATTGAGGAAGGTGCCCGGATGTTTGTCCAGGCGGGCCGCCAGGCCAACCGCACCCCGGTCGGGGAAATCATGCGCTACGCGGTACGCAGCATCCAGAACGTTCATGTGAACCAGCTCCCATCACTCACTAGCCAGCGAGAAGGGACCGAGGGAAACTGGCGACGCTGACAAAGCGAACCAGCAACCGGTTGATCCCATCTCAACCATCGCCCCTCGCCGGTTCGCACCCAGGGAGGGGCAAAACCCTATTCCGTGCCGTTCAACTCAAGCTGATAGGGGATGTTCAGATCGCCAGCCAAGCCCTTCAGGATCACGCTGAGCGCCTTGCGATCTTCGAGGTCAGGCGCGACGCGCTTTTCCTTCGCAACAGCAAGGAAGGTGCGGATGGCGGTATTACGCGAAGCCTTCTCGCGGAACATGTCACCCTTGGCTAGTTCGTACTGGTGCAGAACGTCATCCCATTCCTGATGCTTGGCTTCCAGCCAGTCGGCGGCATCCACATTGCCGTTTGCTCGAACACGGTCAGGGTTGATCGTGGAGAGAAAGGAAGCCACCCGGTCAACGCGAATCGCGACCATTTCACGATCCTGACCTGCGCCCCCCATAAGGGGGGTGCAGATACCAAGTCGGCGGGCCAAATAGCCACCCTGAACCTTCATTCTTTGGTTCTCCCACTTCAAGCCGATCACATCGCAAATCGGCTTCAGCGGAACACGCTGATAGCCATCCTCACCGTCGACAATCGGCAACACCACGCCGCCGAACGCCAGTCCAATAGAAATCACCTTGCTCATGCTGCTTTCTCCTCAGGGAACAAAACCTGCTCAACCGACAGGCCAAGCGCCTCGGCCATCTTTTTCGCCTTGGCCGGGCTAATGCCAACCAGCCCGCGCTCAATGCGAGAGATAGATCCCGGTGTCACGCCAACACTCTTGGCCAGGTCGTACACCGTCAGCCCTTTGAGTTTTCGTGCCTTCTTAATCTCGGTCATTTGTTGTGCCTCACAAAACAGATGCCTAATTGTTGTGTTTTGCAAAACGTTTGTCAACTGGTTGTGTTTTTGTTGTGTAATTCGCAACAAATGAACCTAGGCAAAGCAATTGAGCAACTTCGCGAAGCCAAAGGGTTGAAGCAGTCGGCGCTGGCGAAGCTGGTTGGGGTTGATCGCAGCTCAATCTGCAACTACGAGGCGGGCGGCAACTACCCGAGCATTCCTGTGCTCGTTCGAATTGCCAATGTCCTAGGCGTTAACGTCTGTGAAATATTTGCAAAGGCGGAGGGCGTGGCGCTGGAAATCAGGTCAGAAACCCCGGATCAGACCAAGACACGATTGATGCTTGAGTCGCTTGATCAGCGCGACCTTTACAAGGTCGCTGCCATCGCTGAAATCATCAAAGGAGATGGGAAGTGAGTATTCCGCCGCTATCCACGATCACAATCGAGCATCAAGGTCGCCGCTACACCGGCCAATACCGCGTTCTACCGACAAATGAATGCGAAGTTTTTCACAGTCGGGCAACCAAGCGGGCCACACTGTCTCTCTCGCACGCAGAAGGTCTGGCGAAGCAACTACTGTTCGAGATCGTAGCTCGCGATAATCGAGGGGTTCCCGACCCGCTTGATGCGCCTGCAGGTTGAAATAGGCGTCGATGAACATCAGCAGATCATCATCCCTCTGCCCCTGGTCAAGTCGTAACTGGATGAACGCGCCAAGCGCAAAAATGGCTGCCCCGATATCTTCAGGTTTCATAATCACCTCCGCTAACACTATCCAGTAGCTGCGCAGAAATAATAAGGGGGCCAAATGCCGACCAATCGCCTCGCAATCAAGATCAGCATCGTTCGACCGGAAGGCGCTGCCGCAGCAGCAGGCATCTTGCCCGGTGACTACCTTTTGGAAGTTGGAGGATACCCAACCACCTCGCCAGAATCGCTCAGCATGGCTCTGGCAGGGCTGCAACCCGGGACGCCAGCGCTCATTGTGCGTAACGAAAAGCGAGCGACCATCACGCTCAATCCGGGAAAGCTGGATATCAGTTTCGGCGTGGAAGAAATCACCGACCCTGAAGGCGAAGCCGGGCCAGCATTATCCCCGGAGGAAGAAGAAGCGGACCGCCAGCGGCGACTGGCTGAAATCATCATCACCACCGCGCCAACAGTCGATGGCTACCGGGTCACCCACCAGCTCGGCATCGTCACCGCCGAATGCGTCTTCGGCATGAACCTGTTCCGCGACTTCTTCGCCGCCGTCCGCGATGTCTTCGGCGGGCGCAGCGATGCCACGCAAAAAGTGCTTCGGGACGCCCGCGAAACCTGCCTGCGCGAACTCAAGGAAGAAGCCTTGTCCCGCGGCGCCAACGCCGTCATTGCGGTCAACCTCGATTACAGCGAGTTTTCCGGCGACGGGAAAAGCATGCTGTTCCTTGTGGCGTCAGGGACGGCGGTGAAAATCGAAAATTCTTGATCCGGTTTTGATTGACTAATTACCGTGGTGTGATGGTAGTATTACCGAAATCATCAACCACGGAGGCACCATGTCAACCAAAGCCCAACGCAGCACCATCCATCTCGCCGCCCCTATCGTCGAAGCCCTCGACCTCGACAAGGATGCCGGCGAATCCCTCTCCGGCCGCATCGCCGTCATCGTTGAGCGTTACCGCCAGATCGTCGCCGATCACTGTCCTGACCTCAGCAAAAACGAATGGCTGGCCTGCATGGACGTCATGAACGGCATGTTCACCGGCATGGGCGACGCCATCGCCACTAAATTCCTCTGGGCCAGCGTCGACGACGCCTGCAGCATGGAAGGCCTGGCCGAAAAGTGGGAAATCGACGGCCCCGCCCTGGTCAAGAAGCTGCGCGCCCTCGATACCGCCGGCTGCGTCGCCGTCGCCGAAATTGGCCGGCGCTTCTGGTCCCGTGCCAGCGGCAAAAGCGCCAGCGAAGCCCTGGAACTCGCCCTGGCGCTGATCAAGAACCCGCCGCCGCTGCTGCCGGGGGAATAACCCATGAACGTCTTCCCCATCCCCGATACCCTCGCCGACAAATACAAAGGCGGCGGCCATGCCCTGGCCGCTGTCACCGGCGGCAAGATCGTCGGCCTGGTTTACTTGCGCGATGCCCTGCCCGATTACGACGACGGCGAGGGCATCGCGCGCCTGGCCAGCACCATCGATGATGACCGTCTCGGGTCAACCGTGCGCGAGCTGCATGCCCTCGGCGATCTCCATGTCGGTATGTGCTCATGCTGGGAATTTGTTGAGTTGTAAAAAAACGCTTGACAGGTGGTTACCTGCATCATACTATTATCACACCGCACCGGGACGGCCTCCCGGAAATCACCAAAGACGCCACCAGGCCACCTGGCAGGCGCATGGAGATAGCCATGACCGACCGCATCACCCTGATCAAGCTGGCCGTTGCCAGTCGCCCCGCAACCAAGGTTGCCGCCCGCGCCGCACTCAAGGCTGCCGGCCTCAAGCAGACCCTCGCTGACGACCTGATCGCCGTCACTGCCGACCTCAAGACCGCAGCCGACCAGGCCCGCCGCTACAGCCGTCTGCATCGCCGTCTGGGCTACTGCCCGGTCGACGTCACCGCGCGCCGCTGGAACGACTATTTTCAGCCCGCCGGCAAAGGCGTCAAGCTGCGCGACCCGCAACGCGGCACCCCTGGCCATCGCACCGGCCGCACCCCGGTACGCCTGCCCGCCGGCACCCCGGCCCAGCGGCTCGACGCCATGCGCCGCGAAGCCGCCATCGCCGAATACCGCAGCATCTACCGCGAAGCCGCCCACGGCGAGCTGGCCGTCACGCTCACCCGCGACCCTGCCGCCGTCGGCATCAAGCAGGCCGAGCGCCACGAGTGGGCGCAGAAGGGCGCCCGCTACAGCACCCGCTACCAGGACACCACGATCACCGTGCCGGCAGACTGGCGCGTGCGTGTCGCCCGCCGAGGCCTCGCCGACGTCGACGGCATGATGACCATCGACGCCTCGCCCCTCGAAGGCGCGCCGGCTGGCGTCGAACTGCACGCCGCCGCATGGCTCGTGCAGGGCCGGGGCACCACTGTCACCGCACAGCGCGGTGTCATCGCCCGCGCCGCTGGCCTCAGTTACCACGGCACCGACGCCAGCCAGGCGCTGGCAGGCCTCAAGCGCAAGCAGCGCGCCGCCGAATGGGATGCCACCCTGCGCACCGCCGATCTGGCCTCGCTCATCGAAAAGGCCGGTACCGGCATCGTTGTCAGCATCGCCGACGCCCGCGCCATCGGCGCCTGCGAATACGGCATCAAGAGCTGGTGCTATCGTACCGGCCTGCCATACGACGCCGGCAGCGCCACTCTCGGCCAGGTCTATGACGCCTACCAGCGCGACCCCGCGCCGGAAGCCCGTGCCGCCATGCTGCACGCCCTGCGCCGCAGCCGCCGTCACCTCATTGCCGCCTGATCGCTATGATCACGGCCCCCGCCCACCACGGCGGGGCGCCAACCCGCGCCCCGCTGCAAGAATTTTCCGTGCGCGTCACCCTGGAAACAGGCGAGCGGCGCGAATACAGTGCCCTGGCCAGCAACAGCCTGGCAGCCCTCGAAACCGCCATGGCCACTTACGGCATCTGCAAGATCGCCGTCTGGCCGAAACTCAGGAGAGTCCGTTGAAAACACTCGCCGTTCGCCAGCCCTGGGCCAACCACATCGCCGAAGGCTGGAAACCCATCGAGGTGCGCAGCTGGCGCACTGACTACCGGGGGCCGCTGCTCATTGTCGCCAGCGGCAAGCCCTGCATCATTGACCGGGAGGACGGCAGCGAAAGCCTGCTGCCCACCCAGCGCCAGGTCTGCGTCGTTGATCTTGTCGACGTGCACCCCTGGTTGCGCCACGAGGCCGAAGCCGCCTGCCTGGCAGCAGAGGACTGGGATGCCGGCTTTTTCGGCTGGCACGTCGCCAACCCCCGCCACGTCTGGCCGGCAGCGCACAAGGGCAAGCTCAATCTCTACCAGACCGACGACGCCGGGATCTACTACCTGCCGCCCGGCGTGCACAACCTCGATGCGCCGCCGCCCACCTACTGCGCCCGCTGCGGACACCCGCCGGGGCCGGACTGGCTGGACGAAGCAGCCACCTGCCCACGTTGTAGGCTGGTGCAGAAAGGATGAAAAAAGCCCGCTCCGGCGGGCTTTTTCGCATCTCGACGACATCAATGTCGCCGACTTAACCGTCTGTAGCCCCCAGCACCGCATCGCCGCTCACGAACTGCTCATGCACCGGCGCGCCCAGCCGACGCATGCACTCCGCCCGCTCCGCCGCATCGCGGCAGACCACCGTGAAGTAAAACTCCGCGCTGTTCGCCTCCTGCATGCGCTCCGCACCGGCCTCGCGCGCCGCCTTCACCTCCGCCAGCTTCTCCTTGCTTGCCGCCACCTCGTCGTCATCCTCGAACAGGTGCGAAAAGCGCGCGTCGCCGTCGAACATCAGGTCGACGTCGATCTGGTCGAAGCCCATGCCGGCGAAGTCGATGCCGGCTGAAAGGTTCAGGTCGGCCAGCAGGTCAAGGTCGAACGACCCGCCCGCGCTCGGGTTGTTCAGGAAAACCAGCATCTCCCGTTCCTGAACGTCGGTAAGCTCGCACGCCGAAACGTCCAACTGGTAATCGTTCTCCCGCGTCAGCGGGTTGTACTTCTCCAGCCGGTCGAGATTTTCCAGCCGCTGGTGCCCGCCCACCAGGTAGGCCGTGCGTCGGTTCCAGATCAGCGGCTGCAGCAGGCCGACATCCTTCAGCTTGCCGCGCAGGCGCTGCTGCTGCTTCTTTCCGATCGTGCGCGGGTTGTCGGGGTGCGGAAAAATCTCATGCCGCCACACCCGCACCATCTCAAACCGCTGGTACTTCGTCAGGTTCTCAGAACTCACGGCCGTTTTCCTCCATCTCCATCTCGAACTGCCGCACCCCGGCCCCAACAAACGGGAACCAGCGCGCCACCTTCTCGTAATCCGCCGGGTAGTGCCGGCGCAGCAAAAACATGTCGTCGCCCTGCAGCGACCGGAACGAATGCCCGAGAAAGCGGGATTCCGGGCTCACCTTCAAATCGCGCTGCTTGATGTAGGCCATCACGTCCGGCTGGCGGAAGTACATCAGCGGGTAAAACCGGCCGCGCTTCACATCGAGATGGCCGGAATGCTTCATCATCGCCCGCCGCCAGATCGAATCCGCAATCCGCTCGCCCGCCGCGATGAAATGCGCCCCGGTCTGCTGCCGCACATAAGCGTAAATGTCCTGGATGCCCACCGGCGGCACAGCCCAGTCCTCATGCCGGAACACCCCAAGCCGGAACCAGTCGGAAAGCTCGAAGTGCGGCAAGCGCATCACCTCGATGCCGTAGCGGTTCTCCGCCCAGCGGATCGCCGCTTCCTGGAACGACAGCCCCGGCACCTGGTACATGAAGAACACATGCACCTCGTCGAAATACCGGCAGCACAGATCCAGCGTCACCACCGAATCTTTCCCGCCAGAGAAAGCCACGATCACCGACCGCGCAAAACGGCTCTGCGCCTTGATCGGCTCAAAAAGAAGCCGCCCGGTGGGCGGCCGCTTCTTCGGCTTTTTCGGTGCCGCCCTGGACATTCTCAGCCCCCGGCGCCACCCACCGACTTACGCCGGGCCAGGTTGCTGGCCTGTTGCCGGCTCATGATGCCGGCGCCAGCGCGCTGCATCGCCTGCCCCGTGGTTGCCGTCCGACCGCGCGGACCGCGCGAACCCTTGCCAAACAACGGCCGTGCCTTCTTCGTTGCCATGATTCACCTCCAAAAAGTTAAGAAACCGCCTTCTTGATCAACGCCTGCAAAACCACCTTCGCAGTCTGGTTGACCGACCCATCCGGATAAATCAGCCGGTTGCCCTTCGCTCGCCGCAGCGCCGCCAGCGCCAAGCCGGCGGCAGCCCCGGAAAGCTCGACCACCTCCCGCTCGTCGAACTGCACCAGCGACCAAAGCTGATCCAGAGAAAGCGACGGCGGAACGTCGTCAGCAGGCACCGACCGATGCACCATAGGCCAGCATGCAATGACAGATTGCAGGGCCTTGTCGCGCAAAACAAGGGCGGCAACCTCCTTGTTTTCGTCCTGTTTTGCGGCCGTCACCGCCTCATCGAACCTCACCGCCACCACCTCCCCATTATCTCCCACGGCAACGCCGCCCACTTCCACCAGCAACGCTGCATCGCGGCAACGCACCGCACCGCCGGCCCATGCGTCCGGCGCCATTCTTCCAGGTCGGTGACGGTGCCCATCATTCACTCCGGCCAGGCAGCCCGGCAGAGTCGAGCGTCGGCAAGGTGTCCATCAGCCGCAAATGCCACCGCTCGATATCTTTCTCCGCATTCTCCCAGTAGCTCTGCTGCGGTTCTGGCTGCAGCAAGGGCGGTTTCGCGGGTAGCAGCATCGAGGCGCCGGTCGAAATCGGCACGGGTGTTGCGCAGGCGCTCGTCAGCAGCGCGAGCAGCAGCGCGGGCAGCAGCAAGCTGCCTTTCGGTTTCGGATCGTTCATCGATTGCCCTTTCCTGTTTTCTGAAATTGCCGGCTTCGCGTACACGCTGAGCGGCCGCGGCCCTTTCCTGCGCCGTCCGGACCTCGCCGATAGCCCGGTCATAGCCAATCCGCTGCTGCGTCCGGTTGTGGCTGTTCCACCACACCAGCGCCAGCACCACGGCCAGCGCGATCGCGCCCAGCTTCACCAGCAGCAGGTACTTGTCCGGGATCAGGTTCAACGGATTCATGGTCAGGCCTCGTTCGTGCTGACTGGCCCGGTCGCCGTCATCAGCGGCACGGTGCGGTCCAGCGGCAGCGGCACGCTCGCCGGCCAGAAGTAGCCGATGACCCGGCTGCTCTCGAAAGGCGCGATGCTGACGCGGTTGCCCTGGTTGCCGCCGAGCACCATCAGCAAGTTGCTGCTGGTCCGGCCGACGACAAAGCCCACATGGCCGCCGCCCTTGCGCTCGAAGACCACCACGCAGCCCGGCACCGGCGACGACAGGCGCGTACCCCACTCCGCCCAGGCCTTCGCGCGCATCCAGAACTTCGGGATCGGCAGATCGGCTTCCTGCATGCAGTGCGCCACAAACGTGCCGCACCACGGCGTTTCATCTTCCGACCACCACGCCTGCAGCTTCTTGAGCCAGCGAAGAATCTCCGGGTGATGCTTCGGCCCCGGGATCTCGGCCAGGTCGATGTGCTTGCGCGCTTCGGTCATCCACTTCGGTTCGGCGCTCATTGAATATCCTCCGGCAGTTTCCCCGCCCGGCGCTGGTGACGGCAGCGGGTTGTCAGGCTGGCACCGCAGACGGCGATGACCAGCCCCAGAATCACGACAAACGTTTCGGCGCTCATGACGTTTCTCCGCTGCGAGCATTCGCGAGCCGCATTAGCAGTCGCTCAAGGCCAACCGTGCCGAGACTGCCAAGCAGTCCAGCCACGCCGAATAGACCGGTCAGTGACAGATCGGGCTCCCAGATCAGCACCGTCCCGGCGGCCATCGTGAGCGCGCCGACACATACCGCCCGGCCAATAATCACGCCCTTGTCCTTTTCTTTCGCCACCATGCTCTGCGCCCAGCCGAGGATCAAGCCGAAGGCGAACAGCAGAACAGAGTCGGTCAGGCGCCACCAGATTTCCGCGATCTTTTCAATCATCTCGCCCGCTCCCGAACAACCAGCGCCACACGCGCTCCAGTCGCGCCATGCCGACATCGAACATCAGCGCAAACAACACGCCGACGGCGCAGACGAAGAAGCCGAGCAGGAATAACCAGAAATCGCAGTCCATTACCGCAGCCCCAGCTGCGCCTTCTGCGCGCGGCCCCAGGCTCGGCAGTCCTCGACGAAGGCGTTGTAAAGCTCGAACTCGGCACTGGGCGCGGTGCGCAGCAGCTTGATTTCATCGCCGATGCTGTATTGCTCGGCGATTTTTTCCGCCACGCGGGCGCGGATCAGCGCGACGTGCGGGCTGGCGTCCTCGATGGCGCGGCGCAGGTCGGCGGTCAGCGTCACCGGCTGGATGCTGGCTGCGATCTCGGCCGGCTGCTCGGCCGGCAGGTCGGCGCCGTCAGGTACGTGCACATAGGTCACGTCCTCGATGGTCGCCAGCTCGGTCGAGCCGTCCGGCACGACCAGGCGGTGCGTCGTAAATGCGTCGGTAGCTTGCTGGTACTGGTAAATCATGGTGGTGCTCCTTTAGGTATTGGCACATGTGGCGCAGGGAAGCGGTTCTGCGAGCATGGCCGAGGCTGGAAACAACGCTGGCGGCATGGCCCATTCTGGCCGCCCGGCGAAAACGAAAAAGGGAGAACCTTCGGACAAGCCGGCGCGTCGCCCACGTTCGGTAGCCCACGAAATTCACGCCGCGCGAAACACGGTGAATGCTGCTTTTGGAGAGTTCAAGCCGCAGACGGCCGCCAAGAAACTCAACAATCCGCCGGCGGCAGCGCAGCGCCTGGTCGCGGCTCAGGCCGATCAGCACAAAGTCATCGACGTAGCGCGCGTAATACCGGGCGCCGAGGTCGCGCTTGATGAAATGGTCCAGCGCATTGAGGTAGATCAGTGCGTAAAGCTGGCTGAGCAGGTTGCCGATTGGCACGCCCGCCTCATCTTCGTGGTCGGCAAAGCGCATCATCAGGTCCACCAGGCGGTGATCCTTGATCCGGCGCTCAACCAGTCCGCGCAGAATGCTGCGGTTGATGTGGTGGTAAAACTTGCGGATGTCAAGCTGCAGCACGTAGCTGTCACGCGGCACACGCTGCAGCGCTCGCTGCACGTAGTCCGAGGCTGCGTGCGTCCCTTTGCCCGGCCGGCAAGCGAACGACTGCGGGATGAAAGTTGCGTCGAAAATCGGCTGGATCACCCGGTAGATCGCGTGCTGCACCACGCGGTCGCGGAAGGCTGGCGCATGAATCAGCCGGCGCTTCGGCTCGAATACCTCAAAGGCGTTGTAAGGCGCAATGCGGTAGCTGCCATCCGCCAGCTCAGCATGCAGTGCGTCAAGGTTGCTACCCAGGCGCTTTTCAAAGGCGTAGCAGCTATTCGAGGCGCGCTTGTTCTTGCGGGCGTCCAGATAGGCGGCGTGCAGCGCCTCTCTGGTAAAGCAGACGTCGTAAAGATTGCCGTAGCGCTTCATGATCCGCCCCGCTGGTCGTCGAACGGGCAAGCCCGCCTACCAAAAAGCGGGCGGCACAACGATTTCGCCCAAGGCCGGAAGGCATCTCCCTCTGCTCCACCATGCCAGTGACGGCTGCGAGGTAGCGCGGAGTCGGCGCGGCAGCCGGCATTGAAGTTCGAATTGCCACGCGTGTTGTTCCAGTTGCGCGCCCAGACGCCGGCATTCGAGCCATTGTCCCAGTTCGCCGAAACAATCAGAGCCATATCAAGATGCCTCCCGTTGCTGCTTTTCCCGGTCGGCCTGCATCCAGCCGCCGATCATTCGCCCGATCTCGTCGACCCGGGCGGACAAGGCGGTGTAGCGGCGCACGGCCGTAGCCGCGCCCGCTTCATTCACCCCGTCCTTGAACTCGAAATAACCGAGTTCGTTGGCCAGGCGGACGAACATGCGCAGTTGCTCGTGGGCAATGTCCATGTTCGTCAGCGTGGTTTTCTTGTGATAGCGCTTCTGGGCCTCGATGATCAGCGCGTACAGCGAGTAGGCCGCGCGGCGTATTTCCAGCGCGAGGCCGTACTTTTCGTGCTTCGGGAAATGGTTGAGGTAGGTATTGAGCAGCCTCACCATCTCCACGAACCGCCGGTCCAGTTGTGCCTCGCTGTGCAGTGCCATCGTCCGCCCCTGTCGCTATCGCTCTGGGGCTCAGAGATACGAGGCGGCGCGGCAGCCGGCATTGAAGTTCGAACCGCCACGCGTGCTGATCCAGTCGCGCGCCCAGACGCCGGCAACCGAGCCACTGCCCCAGACCGCCGAAACAAACAGAGCCAGTTCGTTGCGGATGTACTGATAGCAGTGATCCTGCCCGAACCGATTCGTCCCGCTAGCGCCCATGGCTGAGACACGCGGCAGCCCCTTGGCGGTGCGCCGCCAGCCAGCGCCGGTTGTGGCCGCATCCAGCACTTGTTGCGAGCCATCGCCGACACGACGGCTGACACCGTTGTTCGGGTAGTCGGTCCGCAGCGGGCTGAAGCCCAGCGGCTCCATCATCGCAGCAACGCCGGTTGCGCCCCAGTGGTCCGTCGCCAGCGTGTTGCCGCTGGTGAAGTTGCGCATTGCGGTCGATTGCTTGGCGCCGTGGAACGCGCCCTTGGTTGCCGATCCGCCCGAGGTATAAGCCGAGAAGCCGGTACCGTCCGCGCCGTTGAGCGTAAAGGTGTTGGCGTCGACCACGGTGATCGTGAAAATCCGGTCGTTGATCTGCGTCATGCCGCCAATGCCGGTGAGCTGGATCTCGTCGCCGGTCGTGTAGCCGTGCGCGGCGACGGTGACAGCAACCGGGTTGGCCTGCGTGGCACCGGTGACGGTTTTGCTCGCGGCGATACAGGTGACGCCGATGGCCACTTCCCACATCAAGCCGTTGAGGTCCGCAATACCGGAGGCTTGGCCGTTGTGCGTCGTCTTGGCAAACGGCGTTCCGCTACCGGTCTTTCCACAGTTGCTGTAGCCGTCTGAGACGTAGAGCACGCTGGTGTCGTTAATGTCCCGAAGGGCGTTGTTGTTGCAGCCCTTGGGAAAATTGGTCACGCCAGCGGCGTCGTACCAGGCGCACCACGTCGCCGACGTTGCGGCCTGCCCGTGCGCCAGCGACAGCAGCGCCAGCGCGCCGTACTGGTAGATGCTCGCACAATGAAACGCCGCGCCGCGCGTCTTGGCGGCAAGGATCGCCGAGGCGTAGATGTTGGCCGGGGCGCCGTTCAGCCCGCTGGCCGGATTGTGATCCGCATGGAAGCTGATGGCGTTGCCGTTGCGGATGCTGGAGGCGATCCCGCCGTTATTCGACACCATGTACTTGTCGAAGAAGAACCCGGTTTGCACGCCGCCGCCATCGATGAAGGCGCGGTGCAGTGCGTAGCCCTGGGCGTTGGCGACGGTCTGGTTTTCAAAGGCGGAAACCGGCTTGATATCCACCGAGTCCACGCCGTGCGCGGCAAACGTCGGGTTGCTGGCGTGGCCGATCCGGTAATAAAACGCCGGAATCCAGCACATGATCGAGCCATCTGAGTAGGCGTAATTGCCGTAGTTGTCGCTGGCCGGGTCGGTGTAGCCGGGCAGCGGGGTGTAGCCGGCCGGCACAATCGGGCACGGCGCCACGCCGAAGCCGGCGGTTCCGGGAATGCCGATATCCGCCGTGTTGAGCGCGTGAATGTGCTGCGCCTGGATGACTTTGGTCAAGCCACCGTCAGCCACCAGCATCAGCTCTGTGCCCTTGAGGTGAGTGAGCCGGCGGTCCGGGTTGTCGTATAGCTCTTGAATGGTCGGCATGAGGATTACTCCACGAATAGGATGATGGGGTCGCCGTCGGCGGTGATGGTCTGGCCGTCGTCGTCTTGGAGGAAGACGTAGGCCACGCCATTGATGCGCGATCCGGCAAGGCGAAAAGTGAAACCGAGAGAGAGCGAAAGCATGGTCGCGCTCAGACGTAGCCGACCAGGTGACCGGCGGTGCTGGCAGTCATCACCCGCGCAACGCGGAACGGGCCGACGGTGGCGCCCGAAACCAGGTTGCGGAAAGTGACAATGTTGCCTTCGGTGTCCTGCACCACCAGATTGCCGCCCTGTCCGACGTAGATCGCACGCAGCACGCGCGGCTGGTTCTCGGCGTCGTTCGGGGTGATGGCCGTCAGGGCAATGGCCGGGGATTCGAGGCCGGGAGAGTTGTGACGGAATGGGTCGGTCATGGTGCGGTCCTTTCTTACGGGGTGTAGTTCCGTGCGATCACGGTGTAGGCGATGACGATCGGCCAGCCGATCTCGATCAGGTTCTTGGTGGCATTCGCGGTGCGGTCATAGACCTGCATGTTTTTCGAGCCCTGCAGGTAGATCTTGTTGCCGCTGGTCGCGCTGCCCTTGTTCCACCGCGTCACGATGTACGTCGACGTGATGACGTTGTGCGTTGCCGCCAGGTTGCTGACGGTGTGCGCCTTGTACTTGGGACGGCCGGCGGCGTTGTCGCCGTCCCGCTCGCGATAGGTTGCGCCACTGACAAGATGGCCATGCAGCTCGGTGATTGTGTTGGGGCTGACCGTCAGCGACGACCACGACGCGGTGATGTTGTAGGCCGGCACGTCGTCGGCATTCACAATCACGGTCAGGTCGGAAAACTGGAACGTCGCCGGTAGCGTGATCTCGACCTCATAGGTGCCGTCCGCATTCAGCGTGGTCGGCATGGTCACCATGCCCTGCGCCACGATGGTGCCGATGCCCGGCGTGATGGTCACGCTCTTGCCCGTCGCCGGGTCGGATACCTGCAGTCCGTACTTGCCTGGCGCCAGCAGGCCCAGCTTGACGCGCTCGTCGGCGTTCTGGTCGCGCACCAGTAGCCGCTTGGCGTCCAGGTCAAAATCCACCGTGTTGTCGGCGCTGCGCATCTTGCCGGCGATGATCTCGCCCAGGTTGGCAACGATGGCCGAGAGGCTGGCGACGCTGATATGACTGGCGCCGACCGCCCCGGTGGTGACAACGAACTCGCCCGACACGTTGAGGTTGTCATCCCCGTACACATCGTAAGCGGCGCAGCGCACGTACCAGGTGCGGTTCGGCTCCAGCGGCAACTGGCGGATCGGGCTGGCGCCGTCGTACTTGAGATTGCCGACCGTCAGCGGGAATCCGCTGGTTTTGCTGGCCCAGACCTTGAAGCCGACCAGATCGACATCGAGCGGCGGCGAGCACGACCAGAGCGCGCCCTGCGCATCGCTGACGACCTGCACGTTGTTGAGCTGGCCAATCTGCGCATTCGTCGCGCTGATCGTCGCTTCGCTGTCGCCGGCCACCACGCCCAGCGGGAGCACGCGGAATTCCAGCGTCCGCCACGGCCCGCCATCCATGCCGGCATCGGCGATGCTGTAGGCGTAGGCCGTTTCGGTGATGGTCGTCTCGCGGCGCAGCACGCCGGCCGCCCAGACCTGCACGCGGTAGCGGTCTGCCCGCGGCACCGGTGACCAGCGAATGCGGCAGTCCAGCCCGGTGAAAGGCGCATCGAGGTGCAGATCGACCACGCCGCCGGGCGCCGTCACCGTGGCGCCGCTGGTGCTGCTGTAGTAGGCCCACGGCCCGCGCAGCAGGCCCATGGCGGCAACGCGGGCGTTGAAATACTGGCCGGGCGGGATGCCTTCGAGCGTCCAGCGGCTGCCGGTGGTGTCGCCGGCCTTGACCCAGTTGATGTCGTCGGTGGTGTATTCCACCAGATAATGCGTGGCGCCCTCGGCCGGTTGCCAGGTGATGATCTGCTGCGGCGCAGTCGGCGTGCCGGCCTCGCTCACCAGCAACCCGGTGACGACCGGCGCGCTGGGCACGCTGGGGTAACCGGCGGCGGTATCGTCCGGGATGGTGGCGGATTCGGCATCGTGCACGCGCATGTCTTCCGCCACGGCCTCGATCTCGACCGTGGTGCGGCCCTTGGGGCGGATGGCGGTCAGCAGCGCCTGCAGCTCGATCTGATTGGCCGGACCGAAGGCGTAACGCGTCCGCTCGCGGCGGTAGCCTTCCCATTCTGGCGTAAAGCCGGGGTCGGTCAGCAGCGTGACGCGGTGCGGGTCGGTGGCGTGCGGCGATACCTGGATGATGCCGGTCGGCGTGCCGTTGTCGCGCACCAGCCGGACGTAGTGGTTGCCGCTCGCGGCCCACTCGGGCGGCTCGGACAGCACGGCGGTCAGCGTGCCGGCATCCCAGCCGACAATCTCGCCCGACTGGCCCCACCTGGGCACATCGTGAACGATGCCGACCAGATCGCCGAAGCGGACCAGATAGCCGTCCATTTCGGTTTCCAGCTTGATGATGCGGCGGCGCCAGCGGTTGGCGCCGGCCATGTACATGCCTTCACGCACCACCTGGTCACGATTGACCATGCCGAAGGCCTTGGCGTCGGCCAGCTTGCCGCCGGCCGACCCGGGCAGCACGCAGGTGGCGTCGCGCTCGCGCCAGTAGCGTTCGTCGAAGTAGGCCAGCCGCACGCCGTCCGACGTATCGGTGACAGCCGGGGCGTATTCCATCGAGAACGAACCGGCAACGATGTTGCGCGGCGTGAACATGTACTGCGGCACCGTCTGCGGGGCGTCCCGCCAGAAGCGCACCTTGCCCGACTGCTGGTACCACTTGGCGCGGCCGGCGCGGGCCGTGATGGTCAGGGCTTCACCCACGGTCATCTTGCCGTCGAAGCGGGCGTCGAAGGTGTCGCCACGGCCAGCCCAGACGCCGGCCAGGGCATACAGCCCGGCGAGGTCATAGCGGTCATCCGCCAGACTGGCGCCGTAGCTGGCGCGACAGATGTCGGCCAGCGCCCAGGCAATGTTGCGCGTGGCCACCGGTGCCGACCAGCCGGTGGTCGGGTGCCAGGTCGGCAGCTTGCGCGTGGAAATGATGTTGATCTTGCGCGTGGCCTGCTCGCTGATCTGCGCCGTGGCCTTGAGCTTGACGGCCAGCAGCGTGATGTTGCCGTAGTCGGTCTCGTCCGGCAGGTAGGCACGCAGCCCGGCCCAATGCACGGCATGCGCAGCGCGGGCGCTGGTATCTTTGGCATCCAGCCGCGAAACGCGTACCCGGTAGCGGCCGGCGGCGACGGTATAGCGGTAGCTGCGGCGAATGGCGGTATTGGTGGCGCCGGTGATCACCGGCTCGCCCAGCGTAGCCCAGGCGCCGACCGGCTCGCCCTCGTCGTCGACCAACTGCGCCTCGATGCGCACGGTGACGCTGCGGCTATCCAGCCCGCCGGCGTTGTTGCTGTAGTAAAGCCCGTTCGGGCACACCAGATCGACGCCGATGGCGGTGGCCAGCTCGTCGGAACCGCTGGCAACGAACGGCCCCTGCATGCCCAGGATTTCGGCGCCGCCGATTTCGGCGCTCTGAATGACGGCCGACGGGAACAGCGTGACGTCGCCGCCGGGTGGCACGATCTCTGTCTGCGCACCTTCGAACGAGCCAATCGGCGTGTCCTCGATGCGAATGGCCTCGATGTCGTACTCGCCCTGGCCGACGACGAACAACTGGTAGAGGTACTGCTCGTTGTCCTGGTATTCCTGGTACGGGCGCGCAGCGAAATCAAGGTAAGCGATGTGCCGGCCATACTGCACCGTGATCGGTTGCTCCAGGCGCGCGGCATTGCCCTGCGCCGCCAGGTTGTAGGTGGGCGACGGCGCCGACATTTCGGCGAAGGCCTGCGGCGTGGGCGGTTTTGGCTGCGGCAGGATGGCATTGAGCAGCAGCGAGGCGGCCATCTGCAATCCGGCGGTAAGCAGGGCGGTGCCCATCGTCCCCAGCTTCATTGCGCCAGCCAAAGCCGGCGCGACATACACCGCGATTACGACCATCACCACCATTGCCAGAATCTGGCCGAACTGCTTGCCGCGCGGCATGACCACGAAGGCCACGGTATCCCCGTGCTTGACCTTGCGCTTCCAGCCGGCGCGCAGCAGCGGCTTGCCGTTGTAGATGCACACCACCGGCCGGTCGGTCTTCGGCGCCATGGCCGCGATCCGGCGGTTTTTCGGGATGCGCTCGACCGTGCGCGCTGCCGGATCAAACGGATCGAGCGACTTGATCAGCAGCGGCATGCGGCACCTGTGTAACGGTAGAACTTGATCTGGGTGTATTCGTCGGCCAGGCGGTCCAGCGGCGTCGCCATGCCGCCCAGCGGGGTGTCGCAATGCAACACGCGGCCGCCATCGACATCCACCCAGATGCCGACGTGCGCTTCCTGGTGACCCTTGACCATCATCAGGCCGTCACCTTCCTGCGCCTCAGCGGCCGGGATTTCCGTCCAGTTGGCACGCTCCGGGTGGCTGGCAAACACGGCCGACTTGGCGGCCAGGCGGTAATCCGCCTGGGGCACGGCCGGCAGATCGCGCCCGAACTGCTCGCGCTGCACCGTGCGGAAGAATCCCCAGCAGTCACATTCCGGCGACCACGGCAGGCCGAGGTATTTGATGGACCAGTGGCTCATCGCGTCAGCCCCGGGAAGCGCCGAGGCGTGTAAAGCTCGCGCGGGAAAGGCAGGTTGGCGATCTCGCCGAAGCCGATGCGCAGCGTGACCTGCGTGGTATTGATCGAGATATGCCGAATTTCGCCCGGCAGCAGCCGGCGCCCCGGGGCGTCCAGCTCATCGGATCGGTAGGCACGCATCACCACCGACACCGGGTCCGGGCTGCCCGACAGGCCGTCGAGCAGCTGCGCGATCTCCGCGCTGGCGCCGTCGATGGTGATCGACAACTCCGGCTGCCCGGCCACGTTCACTTCCGGCTCCACGGCCTCGAAGGCGAAGCGGGTGTAGGTCACCGTTTCGCCGGTTTCGATCTTGGCTTCGAGATCCGCATGGTCATCGACAAAGCGCAGCGGCGCTTCCAGGTCGGCGTGATTGAGTTCCATCGTCAGCAGATCGACGACATCCGACGGTGCATGCGCGCAGGCCTCGCGGTAGGCTTCGGTCATGAGGTCGTTCATTGATCATCCTCGACCGTCAGATAGGTCAGCGGCAATTCGCTGCCGATCACAATGCCCGGCTGTCCGGCGGCATCGATATGTTCAGCCGCCTGCACATCCGGAATGAACGGCATCTGATCCACCTCAAGCTGCGCCGACACGCGCCACAGCCCGCCGCCCTGCGGCTTGGCCTCGTAGGGGCCGCCCTGGCCATCGATGAAACGGCACTGCACGTTGATCAGCCCGGTGCCATTGAGCGCCGGGCCGGCGAACCAGGCCGCACCACCGTCGATGGTGTTTTCGAACCACCACTCGAAGAGACCGAACTGCGCCTGGTTGAACACCCACTGCGCCGGGGTAACCGTCGGCACCCGCGTAAAACGCCGCCGCACGCGCGCCGTGCCGGCCTCCATGTCGGTGCGAACGGTGCGCGACTTTGGCTTGAGCGAATAATCCGCCAGCGTCGGCGGCGGCAGGAAATCCGGCCAGACAGCGGCGCTCATGCGAAAGCTCCGGCAGCACGCGACAGACCGAAGCGCGACTGCATCGACTTCGCCATCGGCCCTTCGTTGGCGATGTCACGGGTGAAAACCTCGACGATCAGCCCCACCGCATCGAACCGCGGCTGCGCCCGAGTGACCTCCTGTGGCGTGCCTTCGTTGCGGATCTCGACGCGGACGGATTCGAGGGATGCGCCGCCGCCCCCCGCCGACACCCCAAGCCGCCCGCGCGAATCCCGCTGCAGCGGCATGATCGCTTCCGGCCCAGCCTCGGCAAAGATGCCGGCGCCCTTGGCAAAGGCAAACACCTGCGGGCTGTTGTAGACCTGGCCGGAATAGGCGGACAGCGACGGCGAGCGATAGACATTGCCCAGCGCGTTGAAAGTCCAGTCAAAGTTGCTCGAGCCTGCATTCTGGCCGAGGCCGGTGGTGAACGAGGTGTCGACGCCGGATGATCTGCCGCCGAACAATCCGCCAAGCAGATTGCCGAACAGCCCACCCAGGCCGCTACTACTCCCCCCCATGGCCTGAGTGATTGCCGCGCGCGCCTGGATTCGAATGATGTCGGCGATGATTGAATTCGCCATGTTCGAGAAATTCAGCTTACCGGTCATGGCGAACTCGACCAGCGCATCCTCCATGCTGGAAAACGCTCGATTAAAGGCCTGCTCTGAAGCTGCAGCAACGTTCGTGGCCTGGTCACGGTAACGCCGCAAGGCGCGATCCGCACCAACCTCCCACGAGGCATTCAACGCATCCTGCTTTTTCTTCAGCTCAGAGAGCGCAGAAACCATTTCGCCCTTGGCTACCTCGGCAGCGCGCGACAATTCACCGGTCAGACGATCAATCCCGTCAATGTCACCGATCGCGCCGAGATACTTTTCCACCTGCAGGCGTGACGCCTCGAACTGCCGATCAATCTCCGCCAGGGCCTTGGCTTCGGCAACCTCGTCGGCGGACTTGCCGAGCAATTCGATCTCCATCCGCAGCGCGGATACTCGCTCAAGATTCTTCGTCTCGAACCCGGTCACCTGATCGGTAGCGCGCATCTGCGCAGCATCGACGCGATCAAGAACACGCTCATTCAGCGCCGGGAACGGGTCGGTTTTCGATTTCCCTGACTTTTTCTGGATGTCGATCACATCGGAACTGCCGGCGGCCGTCATCTTCTGCATGGCCTCGGAAAGCCTGGTCTGGGCAGCCGCTGCTTCACGGCTGCCGTCGGCAACAGCCTTGATGTCCTTCAGTAACTGCTGTGCCGAACCCTTGCCGCTTTTTGCCAACTCGATACCAAACCGGGCGATGAAATTGCTGGCGTCCTCTGAATCGTCGCGCAGCCCCTTGATTGCTGGAAGCATGTCGCGAGCGGTATCCAGTGCTACGCCGTATTCATCGGCCAGTTTTTCAGCCGGGGTAGAGCCATAAACCCCCTTCATCCGGTCCATGAAACCGTAGTCGCCAATCCCGGACAACGATTTGCCAAGCGCCTGCTGGGCCAGGATGCGCTGCGTCTCGATCAGCGTCTGCTGAAAGCGGACCTGCTCAATGATCGACGTGCGAGTAATCGCGTTGGCACGGTTGTACTCCTCGTACAACTTGTCCATCGAGATATCCCGCGACGCCTTTCCGACTTCGCCAATCGACCGAGCCAGGTTGCCGGTCGATGATTCGAGATTTTTGGCGCCGGTTTCGGCGTCGGAAAAGAACTGAACGACAGCCGGAGTAAGCGAGGCAACCATGCCAAATACCGCGCCCATCGCACCGAAGCCAGCCAGCAACTGCGGCAACTGCTGACCAAGCGCGATAGACACGCGGGTTCCGTTCTGAACCTGTGTGATGAAATCCGTGACCTGGTAAGACGCGTTCTGGATCGCGTAGGCGTTTTTCGAGAAGATGCCTGAACTGGCCGAAGCCGCCGCCGAAGCAGTGTTGAACGACCTGCTGACTTCCTGAATCCGCTGACTTGCCCGCGTCGCGCCGGTTTCCACTGTTGAAAATGCGCGGGACGTCTCGCCGGTAACGCCAACGGACTTTTCCGCCATGCCGCGAAGCTGGGCATTGACGGAATCCAGCGCCGGCTTGATGCGTGCAACATCAGCCGAAACGATTACCTTGACGTCATTATCTTGAGTGCTCATGCGCCCGATTCTCCGCAGGGCGCAAGGCAAAAAAAGGGGCGGAAACGGGCAGTCCAGGCCCCCTAATCCTCCCGCATCGCCTCAATCGTCGCCATTTCCAGCGTCTGCAATTGATCGAACAGCATGCCGCGCTGTTTCCGCTTGACGCCGCGCATGTCCATCACCGGGGGGATGGCGCTGTAATCGAGGCCGAGCAGGCCGCCCATGGGGGCATGTCGCCACTGGGTTTTCAGGTCGAGGAACAGCCAGAGAGCCGGCGCGTTGCACGGCCAGACCAGATAAGGCCCGGCCGGTGCATCCTCTTTCAGCCACAACTTCGCATCGGCCTCGCTGACGCCGTAGCGCATCAGGTCGGCGATTGCCTGGTCGTCGCTGACGCCGCCGTGCACCCAGGCACGGGCGGCGCCTATCAGTTTTTTTCCTGCGCCCCGAAAAGCTCGTCACGCCAGGCGTCGAGGATGGCCCGGCCGGCGCGCGGGCGCTTGGTCAGAAGCCGGCTCAACGCGGTGGCCGAGTAGTCTTCACGGAATCCCTGCCAGTCGGTAACCACCAGCGGCAGCACGTCGCAATCCTTCTTGCCGTCGTGCTGCTTCCAGAAATCAACGTACTGGTCCCGGTCGAGGTGGATGAATTGCATTTCCACCGTCATCGGCTCGCCGCCGGCAACCGGGATTTCAACGGGCGCCCAGAAAGACGGGGCGGGGTCGATGTCGAATAGCTTGTCCATGAGCTTCCTTACAGCGCAGTGATGACCAGCTCGTCGTTGCCGGCGGCGGTCGGCAACAGGGACAGGTCGGCATTGAGCATGACGATCTTCTTCTGGTCGGTATAGGTCGGGTTGAGGATCTGCACAGCCGGCGCGTCAATCTGCACCTTGTTGCCTGCGGTTGTCCCGTGGATCAACTGCAGCGCGGCCAGCGTCGAGTCGGCAATCGTGGACCACCAGTTTTTCTGGGCGACGGTGGTCGCCTCGAAAACCACCTTGCCGGTGCTCTGCCGGTCGGTCAGGTCGATGCGGCGGCTGTCGTTGAGCAGCACGATGTCGTTGATCTCGTTGGCGACGTCGATATCCAGCGACAGCAGCTTGGCGGCGTAACCATGCAGCGAGAAGGTCGGGGTATTGGTCGGGTTGATCGGCAGCGGCTTTTTCCAGGCGCTCAGGGTAAGCGCCGGCATGGCGGCGTCGACGACCGGGGCGTACAAGCCCATGAACGAGAAATTGAACAGCGGCAGGCCATCAACCGAAAAGCCCAGCTTCACCGTTCCACGGGCGCCGGTCATCTTGTGCAGCACCCCATCCACGTTGAAGTAGATGCTGAGCGCTTCCTGGTTGCTCGATACCGGCTTGTATTCGACCTTGGTGCCGGGGGTGATTGTCTGCGAGAAGCCGCAGCCGCGCAGCGGAGCGCCCCAGGCCGGCGCGGTGCCGGCAGTGCCCGAGCCGGCGATTTCGGCCTGAAAATCGACCTTGGTAAAGATCGAGGTCACCGTTTTTTCGGTATTGCCGAAGTGGGTACGCAACAGATCGCGGTCGACGGTGCGCAGGTCCATGGGGGTAACTTGCGGGTCACCGCGCAGCAGGATGGCGTCGGCTGCGCCATCGGGCGCGGCATCCTGTCCGTAGACGGGTTCAATTTTCGCCAGAATGGCGCGCTTACGATTCAACAGCGGCATGTTGCTTCTCCTTTACTTCATCGGCCGGGCGGGTCCGCTCGACCAGGGTTTTCTTGCCGGTTTCCGGGTCGACCACATAGCTGCCGCCCTGCCCGTCAAACTCATCCGCCGCCGGCTTTTCGGCCGGCGTGCTCGCTTTCTTACTCATCGCCCATCACCTCCAGTTCAAAGACTACCCAGCCGTAGGGCGCCTCAAGCTGCCCGGACTGCGCAAACGAATTCACCGTGCAATCGCGCACCCCGGCGGGCATTGTTCCGCGCATGAAGGCCTTGATTTCCTCGGCCAACGCCAACTCGGCTTGCTCGACCTGCAAGCCGGACGGGTCGCCGGCTACCATCAATTGACCGATCAGCAGCACATCCAGCGTGCCAAGTTGCGCCTCGCGCCCCATCGTCTTCGGGTAGTCGCCCTCGCCTTTATTGATCAGGGTGACCACGCCTTTGACCAAATCATCCTGCGAGCGGCGAGCGTGCGGCAGAAAACTGCGGGTAACCAGCCTCGAAGGCAAGGCGGCAGCCAATCCGACGCGCAAGGCTTCCAGGGTCAGGTTCGGGGTGCTCATCAGAAATACCTCACGGCATCAGGCCCCAGCACTTCGCGCAACCCCCGGGCAACGGCCTGCCGGATATACACCTCGCACGCCCCGCGCTTGTTGGTCACGGCCGGCGTAATGAAATCCTGCGGCTTGGTGCCGTGCTGGTAGATCCACCAGGCAAAGGCCTGCGCTCGCCGCACCAGCCCCATTTCCTGCTCCAGCCGGCCGCGCTCGCTGCGCTTGAAGCGGGCAAAGCCGCGCGCCTTCGGGCTGGTCATCAGGTACTGCAGCAGGTTGTCCGGGTTCGGGTAATACCTCGGCTTGCCGACAGCCGGGCCGGAGCCATGCACCACATGCGGCGCGTAATTGACGCTCGGACGGACCTCGTACGCCAAATCGCCCGCCGGCCCGACAATGATCGAATTGACCAGCGCGGAAAGGGATTTCGGCGCCAGCCGCTTTTCCTCGGCGGCGATCTCGTTTGCCCCGCGCAGCACGGCACCATCGACATGCCGGCGCATCACATCGGGCGCCGCCCGCAGCGCCGCCTGCAGCTTGCTCGAATCGATCCGGACGCTGACCAGGTTGCTCACGATTTACCCCGGATCATCCACTCGGTCATCAACTGCGCATGCAGCGCGGCCGGGGTGCCAGTCTTCGCCTGCTGGCCGAATCCACCGCCGACCTGCACCGGCCGCACGCTGTCACGCAACGAAAGCTCCAGCATGGCCTCGGCCTGGGCGCGCAACAGCAGCAGGTCGCGGTCGGCGGCGGCAATGGTGGTTTCATTCGCCTGGCCGCCGATGGCATCCTTCGCCACGTAATAGAAGCGGTAGGCGCTGCCGAACAAGCCGATCTGCTGGTGTGTCGGGGCCGGATACATCGAGAGCAGGTTGTCATCGATCAACCGGCAACGCGGCAGCGGGCCGGGCCACTGCCGGTCCCAAGGATTCGGGAAGTTCGCGCTGCGTACCCCCCAGATCGCCGATTTGAACCGCAAGATGTCGGCCGGCGCATCGTACTCACCCTCGCCGGCCAGGATCGTCACCTCGCCGATCAGCGTGCGCGGCCGTACCCGGTGCATGTCCGCAGCCGCCTTGTCCAGATGCCGCACAAAATCTGCATCAGCCGCCGCCGTGAAGGTCGCCGCAGCATCGCGCAGGCTGGCCTTCAGGTCGGTGACCAGATCGGCGCGGCTCATGCTGCCGGCCATGGCTTACTCGCCGCTCCCGCCGTCGCCGGCGTTGTCGCTGGTTTCCTCGGTGGATTCCAGCCCGCCCGGCGCCGACATTTCGGCACGGCGCAGGCGCTCTTCGGTAATCGCTGCCAGGGCGCCGGTACGCGGTTTTTCCTTCGCTTGCTCCAGGCCTTCCAGACGCGCCAGTTCGTCATCGCTCAGGTCGGGCAGGCCCAGCACCAGCTTGGCAATCGAAAGCTCGATCAGCGCCAGCAGCGGGTCGGCGACTTCACCGGCGACGGGTTCATCCATCGATTCCTGGCGGTACTCCGGCGGCAGTTCGTGGTCCTCGAAGGGTACCGTCTCGCCCGGCGGGATCATGCGGCCGCCAACGAAGATCGGTTGCTTACCATGGTTTGAAATCGGGGTCATTGTCTTGTCCTCAAAAAATCCCCGACCGGATCACCAGCCGGGGAAAGCCCACCCAGGGAGAATCAGGCAGCGCGATTCACACGGCCGGTGGCGCTGTACAGCACGATGGACGTGAAGCCCTTCTTCAGCGGCGCCGGCGTATGCAGGGCGATGAACTGGTCGCCGTAGGCTTCCTTCTTGCCGGTGAAGCGGCCGTTCGCGTCCTTCTGGTTCTCGAGCTGGCCCAGCGCCCACGGCTTGAGCATGCGGAAGCGGGTCAGGCCGCGCTGGCCGATCACGATGCGGTTATCCGCCAGTTGCAGGCCCGGCGCGTAGCTCTTGAAGCTGGGCACGCCCTTGACCACGCCGAGATTGCCGGTCTGGTCCAGGTTGGTGCCCGGAACGGCAAAGTTCGCCTTGAAGCTCTCGGCCTGCTCAATGGCCGTCATCAAGGTGCCAGACATCAGCATCTGCCCGGCCTGGTAGCTGCGCTGATCTTCCAGCAGGCTCTTGCGCAGACCGATGCGGTACAGCAGGTCGTCGTAGCGTTCCTTGACCTTCAGGCCGCCCAGGTCGGTATCCCACTTCGCCACGTTGGTGCTGTAGCTGTAGGCCGTCACGGTGATCGTCAGGCCGTTGGTCGGCGTCACGATGGCCCCCGCCTGATTGACGAAGCGGATTTCACCCAGTTGGTAATCCAGCACGAAGTAGGTGCCAGCGGCCTGGGTGCCGGTGCCGTCGTACTCCAGGCAGGCATTGCCGTTGTAGGTCACCGTTACCGGGTTGGCCACGTTGCCGATCAGGTTGCCCTGCAGGTCGAAGATGCGGCGCGGCTTGACCACCGGGAAGTTGGCCAGCACGAAAATCTTGTTCGTGCCATTCACGCCGGTCAGCGACTCGTTGGCGACCGCCACTGCGCCGAATTCATCCGACGCGTTGACCTGCTCGTTCCAGATCAGGCGCTCGGTGTCTTCGCCGACGATGCGGATCGCGTTGCGGGCGTTCTCGGCCAGCACGTCGAAGTTGATCTGGCCGTTGCCGGTCAGGTAGCGCAGTTCGTCGGAAACCTCGAACGCCAGCTTCTGCGGCAGCGGGTAAGCCAGGTCCATCGCCTGACGGATGCCGGCGCGCTTCACCGGCTGGCCTTCATAGGTGCGCGTGTCGTTCATGCCGGCGGCCGTCGTGTCGCGGTAGCTGTACGGGATCGAAACCGACTGCGAGAACACATCGGTACCGACATCGACCAGCGACAGGCCGACCATCTGGTACAGCACTTCGCGGATCACGGTCCGCTCGAACACGGCCGGCACAGCCACGTCCGTCATCACGCCAGCGCCACCGGCCAGCATCTTGTGCTCGGCATGCAGTTGCGCGCCGTGCAGGGCGTCGAACTCGGCCAGCACCTTGTCGGCCAGCGCCTTGCCCTCGGGCACCTCGACGCCGCCGGACAGCGCGAAGCGACGGCGCGAAGCCGCACCATCGATGCCCAGGCGCTTGTCGACCGCTTCCTGCAGCGCCTTGACCTGGTTCGAAGAATCCACGGAAATGATGGCATTGCCGCGGAAGTTGCCAAAGCCCATGGTCGCCAGTTGCTTCTGGGCGGCCAGCGGCTCACCAAGCTTGATGATCTTCTCGGCCAGCGCCTTGACGCCAGCTTCGTCCATGGCGGCAACCACATCGGCCATCGGCTCGCACAGTTCCTTGAGCAGATCGGCGTCCTTGATCTTCTCGCCGACCGTATCGGAGAGCAGCTTGCGGCGGGCGTCGGCGGTTTCCGACAGCTTCTTGGCGGCGGCGGCGGATTCGGCCAGGGCCTTGGCGACGGCGGCCTGCACCTGGTCGGCGGTCTGGCCCACGGTGATCGTGATATTGCCCACTGCCTGACCGCTTTCGGCCAGCTTGATCGCGCCATCCAGCAGCGAATCGCACAGCGCCTTCATCGCTGCATCGTCGGTCATGCCCGTCATCGCCTGCTCGGCAGCCTTGAGCACCGAAGCAATGGCGGCTTCGGAGAGTTTCTTTTCGGCCAGGGCGGCCTTGAGTTGTTCCAGATGCTTGTTCATGGTCGTTCGTACCTCATTGATCAGTTCGGAAAGCAGCGTCGGATGCAGCAGGATTGCTGGCCCGTCGCCGTCGGTTTGCTCGCTCAACGAAATGGGATCGAGGCGCTTGATCACCGGTCGAATCGTCAGACCGGCCCCGAGGAGAACGCATCCATGGGTCGCGCGTTGTTCGTTGTCCTGCCAGTTCTCGTGGAACTCGGCCGAGAGGTAGCGGAAGCCACGCTTCTTCACGGCATCGACGCCATACGGCGTCCATTCGACCAGGGCGCGCAGGCGGTCGCCCTCGATCGTCAGCTTCAGCAGCTTCGCCGCGGCGCCGTTGTCCGGCTCGTGCGAAACGTCGAAAAAGATTTCCTGCCCGTAGGTGTTCTTCTCGAAGTTGCCCACCATCTCGGCCAGCATCGCCCGGCTGATCTCGAACTCACCATAACGGCGGTCGAAGAACTTGCCGGTACGCGTGACCGTCACCCAACTAGTGGGCTTTTCCTCGGAAATGTCGTCAGCCAGCTTGATCGGCAGACCGGAAACAAAACGGAACGTCCGCCCTTCGTCGGCGCCGGAAAGTTTGAAGTGTCGGTTTGCTCGCATTGCACCCTCGTTCAGGTTGTCGCGGGGCGCTGGTGCGAGATGGGAGGAGAAACCAGCAAGGAAACCCCGCGACAGCGCCAATTTTCCCGGCGCGCAACGGCAAAAAAAGGGGAGGAACCTACGGCGAGCCAAACACCCCGACCGGAAACGAAAGCGTGTTCGGGTGCGCTGGCCAGATTTTCAGGAACTCGGCCATCGACGGATAAACCCCTTCGCCCAGGCCGAACTTGTCGGCGGCGGCCAGCTCGTCGCAGATATCCGGCTTCGGGTGTGCCGGCGACAGCGTGAAGCGAAAGCCCTTGAAGCCCGGTGTCTTCTCAGCCTGGCTCATGTAGGCCACGCCGTGCGCCCGGTTGATTTCTGTCCGGAAAACCCGCTGCGCCTGCGCCATGGCGCCACCGCCGGCCCGCCCACCGGTCATGATCTCGGTGGCCTCGCGGCCCATCCCGACCGCGCCGGCAGCATTCAGCTTGTCACGCACGTCACCGGGCACCGGCAGACCGTTGCGCAGGAACTCGGCAGCAGCTTGCGCAGCACCATGCCCCATCACCACCGATCGTTCCACGGCATTGACCACCGCATCGCGGGCGCCCCGGTCGATGCGCCACAGCCGGTCGGAAAGCTGCAGGCCGTCCGCGCCAACAAATGCCCGCACAAAGCGCAGCGCCTCATCGGGCACCCGCATCAAGGCTGGCGTATCGACTTCGGTACGCAAAAACGGCTGCGCGCCAAGCTCAGATGCCACCCGTAGGCCGCTATCCAGCGTTGCGTCACGGGTGACGCTCAACTGATCCATTCTCGACTCGACCTGATCGAGCAAATCCCGCAACTGGGCCAGCCCGATACTGCCGTCAGGCCCGGCGTGGTTCTCGATCAAGGCCCGCAGGTCGGCCGATGCCTGGCGATAGATGCGCTGCAGCTCGACCTCGCCGGCTTCGTCCAGATTCTCCATCGCCGTCTGCGCCACCCGCATACCCTCACGGATCAGCGCCTCGCGTTCCGCTGGCGTCATTGCCCGTTCCTGATACTAGTGGCCGACTCCCCTTTCGGCGCGTTGTTCGGCGTGATGCTGACAGTCGCCGGCCCGGGACGGGATTCCCCACGAAGGCCAGGATGATCAACGCCGCCCGGGTAAGGATCGCCGCGCCCCTTCTGCTCTTCCAGGCGCTGGCGGATGTTCTGCGCGTTGTAGCCCATTTCCTCCCAGATCATGTCCTTCGGCATACCCAGCGCCATCCACTTCAGCATGCGGTCGGTCGTCTGGTTCGGCGTCTCGGTCTTCCGCTCGCCAAAGCTCACATGCGTATCGGACGGGTCCAGCACAATGCCCTTGAGCAGCAGATGCAGCCGGAAGCCGAATTCGTAGCCGAACGAAATCGTGTCCTGGAAACTGTCGATCTCCTCGTAGTAATCCCGCTTCAGGTCTTCCAGGATGTCCCGCGCCATCCCGTTGGTGTAGCCCATCAAGCCCTTGGGCAACGGCGAACCGGCAAAGAAGGTATCGAGCAGATGCACCACGTCGCCGATCTCGCCCAGCGCCGCATCGCCCTGCACAGCGGTAACACTGCCCTTCCGGTTCATGTAGAAATCGGTCGTGATCTCGCCCTTCTCGGCCTCGACCTCGGCGCGGTATGTCTCAAGCGCAGTATCGTCAGCCCCCTCCAGCACATGCGCCAGGCGCAGCGGCGCCCGGTGCCGGCGACGGATCACCAGATCCTCTTCGGTCATCCGCAGTTTTCGCCACACCTCCCGCGAAGCATCGATGAACGGCCGCCCCATGGCCCCCTGATCGTCGAACGAATCAGGGTCGAGCCGGCACATGAACAGGTTCCACATCGGAAAGGTGGCGATCTTGCCGCCGGTCATGATGTCGATCTGGTGATAGGCCTCGGTCGCCGACACAAAGCGTCCATCCTCACCCACGTTCGGCATCAGCGTTTCCGACGGCATGCGTACCCCGGCCACCACATTCAGATCACCATCGAGCACCCACTGCAGCGGCAGATTGCCCTCCATCGCCAGCCCGCGCGCGTCGCTCTTCAGCTTCTGCGGGTTGCGCAACTGCAGGCGATCGACAAACGCCGACCATTCTCGGCTGATCGTCGGCGAATCCTTGGTTTGCGTCAGCACCAGCCCGCCCTTGATCGCATCGCGGGCAATCCGGTTGTGGATGCGCTTCACCCGGCCGTCAAGCCGGTCCATTTCCCGGATATCGAGAATCGCCGCCCGGACATCGGGATCAACCCACATCATCCGGTACAGGTACTTCGTCGAATTCTCCGGCGTCGGCCGCTTGCCGGTCTCGGAATTTTTCGACCCTCGCGCGTCAGCCGCAGGAATTGGCGACTTATTGCCCAATCCGCGCAGCTTCGCCACAACGTCAGCCATCAGACCCATGATCTACCCCTTCAAATACCGTCACTGACTTGATGCACCGCAAACCGTCGACCATGCCTTCCGCGTGCATCGCCCTGACGAAATCCAGCGCCTCCGGAATATGCTGCTTCATCAACCGCACCCGCTCGGCAATCTCCGCCTTCTGTTCGTCGCTCAATTCCGGCGGCGGCTTCCGCTTTTCCACCGTGAAATGTGCCGTCTTGCCCTTGGCGCTGGCGTAGCTCATCGGGCCACCTCGATCAGTTTCCCGGGCGTACCCATCAGCGCCTCGCGCGATTGTGTCCGCCGACCCACCACCACCGGCACCTCATCAATCCCGCGCGTCACCAGCGCCCACACCGCCGCACAGGCCGCGTCAAACAAGTCGTCGCCGATCTTCGGATCGGCCATCTTGAAACTGCTGTAGCCGGCCTTCGTTGCATCGGCCTTGATGTTCGGCAGCTGGCGCATCAGCGCGATCCAGTCGGCGTAACGCGCCGGGTCGTCTTCGTCGAAGTCGGGAATCGCCGCCTGCCCGTGGTGGAAGGCCTGGCGCAGCATCGCTGCCATGCTGTGCTTGGTCTGGCCCTCGAAGCGGATCGGCGCGAACGGCCACTGCCCCCAGGTGCTCGCCGTGCTCTGCCCGTCGCCGATGGTCCGCCGGTCGATGCTGGTCAGCCCGTTGGCGTAGAGCCGGTCGTTCAGGCTGGTCAGCATGCCCACCCCGTAGGCGTCGCCCATCGCGTAGTCCGGGCGGAAGTAATCCCACAGCCCGGCCAGGTCGCGCTCGATCACCCGGTCATCGGTACCGGCCATCCAGGTGCGGCAGAAGATGATCACCGCGAAGTTGCCGATCTGCTCCATGACCACGATGGCCGACTTCGACGCCGTGCCGCTCTCGCCGTGGCCGGTGTGGTCGTAGCCGAACGAAATCAGCCCGCGCCGCTTGTAGCGGGCGCCCGGCAGCGGCTCGGCGATCTCGATGCCGGCCTGCAGGCCGATGGCCTTGGCCCGCCGAACGTGCTTTTCCCAGATCCAGTTCTGCGCCGCGATGTTCTTGCACAGGAACTGCCGAATCCACTCACCCTCGCTGTTCTGGGTCCGCATGTCCTCGGCCCACTGCTGGCCGATGATCCCCAGCTCGAGCCCGAGATAAACGTCGACCACCGGCAGCGAGTGGTAAGCCCCCGACTTGATCAACGAGGAAAGCACGTCAGCGCCCTTGAACACCCCGGTAATCCGGATTTTCGGCTTCATCTCGCGATCGACCCCCGGCCGCCGCGTCGAACCAAGCATCGGCAGGAAGCGCGACGTCAGCCGGTCGTAGGGCATGTCGTCGGTTTCCTCGAGCGAGGCCACCGTCAGCGAATCGCCGTCGATGTTTGACATGATCCCGTAAGCCCAGGCGCCGGAACCGTTGGCGAACTGGTAGCCGGTGTCCTTCAACTGCCGCCGGCCGTTCTTCGTCGCGATGAACGCCGACAGGATCGGCGAGCGCCGGATGGCATCGGTGTGATAGCCCAGGTTCGTCAGCGACTGCTGCACCCGCGGCGCCACAATCCCTTCCTCCTCATGCGCATTGCACGCCAGGTGCTCCAGGCACCACAGTTCCTTGCAGAACGTCTTCCCCGTCCGCCGGCACGACCAGTCGACCGTGTTGTCGTTCTGGTCCATCTCAATCATCTTCAGGATCTGCACCGCATCCAGCGTCACGTTGTGAATGTGCTTGTGCCAAAGCGCGTGATCGCCAGCAAACCGCAAAATCTCATCCTCCGCCACGATGGCGGAACGACGACGGGCAGCAGCGGAGACGCGGGCTGTCACCCCTGATCACCCATCTGCTGCTGATACTCGATCAAAACCGGGTCGTTGTTCGCCCGGGACTGGGCGCGATTCATCAAGGTGCGCAGGTCTTCCAGCGCCTTGACCTGCCGTTCCTGTAGCACCGATGCCGCCTCGCGGTCATCGGCCAGCTTGCCCTGCTGGATATCCTCTTCCGGCGCCTGGCGCATCGTCATGCCGAGATTCGCCAGGTCAATACCCGTGCGCGTGATCAATTCCGACACTGGACGGAACAACGGATGCGCAACCACGTCATTGACCACTTGCCGGTTGCCCTGCTCATCGAGGAATTCCACCACCAGGCAGTTGCCATCCTTGTCGACGTAGGTCTTCGGCGTCGCCATCGTCACGCCGTCGCCGATGATCCGGCGCAGGCATTCGGAAATCGTCGCCATCAGCGCCGCGTGGAAGTCGGCATAGATGCCCATCAGGTGCTTCGGATTGCGCTGCTCGAAGGCCGCGTGATGCAGCATGAAGTGCTGCGTCTGTTTCACGCAGGCCGGCTGCTCTCGGCACCACGGCCGGTCGACGTCGCACGTCGAGCAAAAGGCGTAACCATCCGGCTTGGCCGGGAAATACGTCGCCGTGCGCGCCGACAGCCCGTGTTTCATGCCATTGAACCGGGTCCGCAGCGCTTCTTCCGGCGTCGGATGGCCATCCAGGTTCTTGGCGGTTGCCGCGATACCCTCCGGCGTCTTCGGCCCGGTCGCCGACCGCCAGGCGCGGATCAATCCCCGCTCGAACGGCGCCTGCTCGCATTCCTTGCCGCACTCATGCGCCGCGAAGTATCGCCAGGGGTGGATTTCGTCATCAGGCCAGTCCTCAACCCGGTCAGGCGCAGCTTTCCACGTCACCCGACACACCGGGCAGCGGAACGTCACCTCAGCGAGGGGGGAATAAGTGTCCTGTTTTGCCATCGCCCGCACTTTGGCCGAAATGGCGGCACAAAAAAGGGGGGCAACCCGGCGCGGCGTCAGCCGTCGCCGGACTTCTCGTCTGTCGCGGCCTTGCCGTTTTCGTATGGGCAGAATTCTGCCCGGTCATACGCGCCTTTCATGAGGCCCTGGATGTGCGGGATCGACAATCGTTCGCCCAGGTTCTTCTCGACCAGCTTTCGAATCTGCTGCGGGTCCATCCGTGCCGCTGCCAGCGAGCGGACGTACTGATTCCGCTGGTACCGCTGGTACGCGGAAAACTCGCGCAGCTTCGGCATGCGTCGCCCGCCGTCATGCCGCACGCCTTCATCCTCTGAAATCGCTCTCCAGATTTCGAGAAAAGCGTCAAAACCTACTCGGCGGGCCAGGCGCAGCCAGGGACCGCCGATGCCGATCTTCGCCAACTCATCAAAACGCGGGTCTGGCGGCGGTGCATCCGGGATTCGAAAGTTTGAAATGCCGCAATTCTCCAGGTACCCGCCCCCCCCGCCGGAAACGCGCCCCTTGCCCCGCCGACC